AACTTAACAGAAAAACAGGCAGCTTTTCTTGCAGCATTATTTGATGATGCTGGCGGCGATGTTGTAAAGGCTAAATTAATAGCTGGGTATTCTGAGAAAACAAGTACTACAGAGATTATCCGTGGCCTACGCGATGAAGTACTAGAGGCTACACAGTTATATATGGCTCGTAATGCGCCAAGAGCAGCGATGGCAATGGTTGGTGGTATAACCGATCCTACGGAATTGGGCATAAAAGAAAAGATGACTGCCGCTAAAGAACTATTGGATAGAAGCGGATTAGTTAAAACTGAGAAGTTGCAAGTAGAAAGTTCTGGTGGAATCATGTTGCTACCAGCTAAAAATACTTCGGATGATGACTAGAGAAGTAGGTGTCTGGAAATTACCCCAGCCTACGGACTTAAAGGAAGAGGGTGAGTGGCTAAAGATACCTAGAATAGCTAGAACAATTCCTTTTGGTTATTGTGTAGACGATAAAGATAAGGATGTTTTAGTACCTGTAGTATTGGAATTAGAGGCACTAGAGCAGGCTAGAAAATATACAAAGCAGTATTCATATAGAGAAATAGCTAACTGGCTCAGTACTCGTACAGGAAGATATATCTCACATGTAGGATTAAGGAAAAGATTAGCCCATGAGCGACAGCGTAAAGATCAAGCTACAAGCCTCCGCAGATGGGCAGACTATGCGGAAAAGGCAATCCTCAAAGCGCAAGAAATCGAAAAAGAAAGAACCGGCGCAAGAGAAACAGCTTAGTAAAATACGCATAGAAAAAGAAGAAGCTATAGAAGATATACACCATGTAATCTTCAAACCGAATGAAGGGCCACAAACTGAATTTCTAGCTGCAAGTGAAAGGGAAGTACTATACGGCGGTGCAGCAGGAGGTGGTAAATCATATGCGATGCTGGCTGACCCTTTACGTTATATGGGGCATCCCAGCTTTAGCGGCTTACTATTACGCCATACAACAGAAGAGTTGCGGGAGTTAATATTTAAGTCGCAAGAACTGTATCCACAAATCTGGCCGGGAATTAAATGGTCAGAAAGAAAGATGCAGTGGGTCGCGCCTTCTGGAGCGCGTCTATGGATGTCCTATCTGGATAGAGATGAGGATGTAGCGCGTTATCAGGGTCTGGCTTTTAGTTGGATAGGCTTTGACGAGTTAACACAATGGGCTACCCCATTTGCATGGAATTACATGCGATCTCGTCTACGGTCCACTGCCCCCGATTTACCTATCTATATGAGGGCAACTACTAACCCCGGAGGTAGGGGGCACGGCTGGGTAAAGAAAATGTTTATTGATCCTTCTATATCAAATAAAGCATTTAATGCTACCGATATAGAAACAGGTACAGAACTACTTTATCCAGAAGGACATTCTAAAGAAGGCGCGCCGCTATTTAAGCGCAAATTTATACCTGCCAGCTTAGTAGATAATCCGTATTTGGCAGAATCTGGTGATTATGAGGCTATGCTTTTATCCTTACCAGAACAACAAAGACGCCAACTATTGAATGGTGATTGGGATATTAAAGAAGGTGCTGCCTTCACAGAATTTGATAGAACTATACACGTAGTTGAGCCGTTTGATATACCTTCTAGTTGGATTAAGTTTAGGGCATGTGATTATGGTTACGGTTCATACAGTGGAGTAGTTTGGTTTACTGTCGCTCCTGATGAGCAGTTGATTGTTTATAGAGAATTATACGTATCTAAAGTATTGGCTACCGATTTAGCAGATATGATTTTAGATATAGAACAAGCGGATGGAACAATTAAATACGGAGTACTTGATAGTTCCTTATGGCATAAACGGGGAGATACAGGGCCTAGTTTAGCTGAGCAAATGATTTTAAAAGGATGTCGGTGGCGTCCTTCAGATAGAAGTAGAGGAAGTAGAGTATCAGGTAAGAACGAGATACATAGACGTTTACAGGTAGATGAGTTTACAGAAGAACCAAGATTGGTATTTTTCAATACCTGCGTAAATACAATATCTCAATTACCTGCTCTGCCTCTTGATAAGAATAATCCAGAGGATGTGGATACAAAATCAGAAGATCATTTATATGATGCATTACGATACGGCATTATGTCTCGACCCAGATTTAATATATTTGATTTTGACGTAAACTTGTTGACAAAGGGATATACACCAGCCGATGCAACATTTGGGTATTAAGGAAAATTAAATGGCCGAAGAAGAAGACAATGTAATAATTGAAGAGCAGGCACTGGCTATGGAGGATATTAAAAAGTCTTCAGACGAAGAAGATATCTATACCAATTCTCCTATCGTTAGATTTGTTCAAGATAGGTATTCCCGTGCAAAGAATTTTCGGGACACAGACGAAGAGCGGTGGCTGAAATCCTATCGTAATTATCGTGGCTTGTATGGACAAGATATTCAATTCACGGAAGCAGAAAAGTCTCGTGTCTTTATTAAGGTAACTAAAACAAAAACGCTAGCTGCCTATGGTCAAATTGTAGACGTACTATTTGCTGGACAGAAATTCCCACTAAGTATTGAACCCACTACTCTTCCAGAGGGCGTTACAGAGAATGTAACTTTTGATCCAAAGGAACCAGACCAACTAAAAAGTCCTTATGGGCATAAGGATGATGGTAATGAGTTAGCTCCCGGCTCAACTATTAACACCTTGAATCTGGGGCCACTAGAAGAAAAGTTAGAAGGTATTGATGTTAAGGAAGGTGTAGGACGTACTCCTTCTTCAGCCACTTTCAGCCCCGCTATGGTAGCTGCTAAGAGGATGGAGAAAAAGATTATGGATCAGCTTGAAGAAAGCAATGCATCCAAACATCTTCGCAGTACAGCATTTGAGATGGCTTTGTTTGGAACTGGTGTCATTAAAGGACCATTTGCAGTAAATAAAGAATACCCCGATTGGAGTGAGACAGGCGACTATATTCCTAAAATTAAAGTAATCCCCCAACTAAATCATGTTAGTGTCTGGAATTTCTACCCTGATCCAGATGCGAATAATATGGACGAAGCTCAGTACGTAGTAGAGCGCCATAAGTTGAGTAGGACGCAGCTACGAAATCTAAAACGTAGGCCCTTCTTTAGGGAAAAGGTAATTGAGGAATGTGTTGAATTAGGTGAGCATTATACTAAGGAATCGTGGGAAGATGACTTAGCTGACTATGAGGTTCATCACGATGTTGATAGATTTGAGGTACTAGAATACTGGGGTATTTTAGATAAAGATTATCTTGATTCTGAAGATGTAGACCTACCTAAAGAATTTGAAGATGCTGATCAGGTACAGGCAAATATATGGCTGTGTCAGGATAAAATAATCAGGTTAGTTATAAATCCATTTAAACCTGTACGTATTCCTTACATGGCTGTTCCTTATGAATTAAATCCTTATAGTTTCTTTGGTGTAGGCATTGCAGAAAATATGGATGATACGCAAGCTCTTATGAATGGCTTTATGCGTATGTCTGTAGACAATGCGGTATTGTCAGGAAATTTAATTATAGAGGTTGACGAAACTAATTTAGTACCGGGGCAGGATTTATCTGTTTATCCCGGTAAAGTATTTAGACGCCAAGGTGGTGCACCGGGACAGGCTATTTTTGGAACTAAGTTCCCTAATGTCTCGAATGAAAATTTACAGTTATTTGATAAGGCTAGACAGCTTTCGGATGAGAGTACTGGCTTTCCTTCCTTTGCTCATGGACAAACGGGTGTAGCGGGGACAGGTAGAACGGCAAGTGGCATTAGTATGTTAATGAGTGCGGCTTCCGGCGCAATTAAAAATGTTATTAAGAATGTTGACGATTATTTGTTACATCCATTGGGTGAAGGTTTCTTTCAGTTTAACATGCAGTTTGATTTTGATCCCGATCTTAGGGGAGATTTAGAGGTCAAGGCGCGTGGCACTGAAAGCTTAATGGCAAATGAAGTTAGAAGTCAGAGGTTGATGCAATTCTTAGGTGTTGCTAGTAATCAGGCTCTTGCTCCGTTTGCTAAGTTTCATTATATTATTGCTGAAATTGCAAAATCAATGGGGCTTGATCCTGAAAAGGTTACTAATAGTATGGAAGAGGCAGCTATACAGGCAGAGCTTCTTAAACAGTTTCAGGCTACTCAACCTCAACAGCCGCCACAACAGGGGCAGCAACCACAGCAAGTTCCTCCCGGTATGAATCCGCAAGACACTGCTGGAACAGGGAATGGAGCTATAGGAACTGGGCAGGCACCTGCACCGCAAGAACAAGGATTTACAGGCAATGAACAAGCAGGAGGAACTGTGGGCCAAGCTCCACCCGTTATTCAATAATAATCGTCAGTGGACTAACTTGACTAATTATTTAGATTATCTAATTAATCAACAGTATAAAATTTTGGAACAAGATAAAGAACATGCAGCTTTGTGTAAAGCACAAGGAGCTATTGAAGTATTAAAGCACCTTAAAGATTTAAGGGAAAATATATTGGGGAATAAATAATGGCGATACAAGAGCAGATGGAAATGTTTAAAAATAGTGATGAAGATGTTGAACTATTGCAAGAAGGCGGGGGTGTAGATACGCAATCCGGTAATGCCGTTCCTCTTGGAGGTACGCAGGAAGGGGTGCGTGACGATATTTCCGCTAATGTAAGTGAAGGGGAAATGGTTATCCCTGCTGAAGTAGTTCGCTATCATGGCGTAGAGGCATTTATGCAAATGCGTGATCAAGCCATGATGGGCTATAAAAAGATGGAAGCTATGGGACAGTTTGGTAATCCAGATGAGGCTAAAATCCCAAATGATTCCATGTTTAATGCTAATGGCTTGCCCTTTTCAGTAGTTGACTTAGAGTATGTAGACGACGAAGCTGGGCCAATGGAAGAGCCTAGTGCTAGATACGGTGGAATGCCAGCGTTTCAATCCGGCGGCGTAGTCCCTACTGCTACTCAGGGAACAGTCCCAACTACTTCTTTTTTACAGCAGCCCCAAACAACGCCCATTACTGCCGTTAATCAGATTACGGGACAGCCTGTAACTACAGGATCAACTACTTTTGCTCCTGCTCCTACAGCAAATCTAACTATTCCTACTTCTTTTACGCCCACTACACTAGCAGGAGTTAACCCTACTACTACTCCCTTACCCGTTGCAGGCACAACTGCTCCTGAAGGTACTCCTACACTACCTTCCTTTGGTACAGTTTCTGCTGGTACGACCTCTACTAATTTCTTTAGGAATGAAGCGGGTGAAGTTGTTCAAATTCCTGTTCTTAATGGTAGGCAAACATTTGAGGCCCCAGAAGGTTTTGTACGATTTGATCCAGATAAACCAGAAGTACCTTCTGAATTTCCGAGGCTTGCAACGCCGGAAGCAGATATATTGGCACCAGAGGAGAGAAAAGAAGAAGAAATTATAGATGGTATGTCAGGAGATGAGGAAGGTCCAGATACAGGTCCACCTGATGCTCCGGGGCGTGGTGGACTTATAGATGCAATTGACGCTGCTCTTGGCATTACTTCCGGCCCGGTAGGCCATGCAGAGACAGCAGGCATGGCAGACGCACAAGCAGATACAGACGCAGCAGAGACAGCAGCAGATGCAGCAGCAGCAACAGCTAGTGCTACACAAGATGCAGCAGATATAGGAGTTGTAGGTCAAGATGACGCAGATGCAGCAGCAGCAGCAGCGGCGGCTGCAGCGGCGGAAGCAGAAGCAACAGCAAGTGTTACTAATGCAGCAGCAGATTTAGGACTTGATGCAGGTGAGGGCACGGGCGGCGATGGGCGGGTGATATGTTCAGAATTGTACACACAGGGACTACTAGATAAAAATTTATATGTTTTAGATGCTTTACATTCAGATAAATATATATCAGATACTACAGTTAGAGGATATCATTTTTGGGCAATCCCTCTCGTTAAAAAAATGCGGCGTAGTAAAACGATAACAAATAGCGTTTATCCCCTTGCTTTATTTAGGGCAAAGGAAATTGCTCATATTATGGATAAAAATAATTATCCGCAAGGTTCTTTTTTAGGTAAATTAATTAGATTATTAGGAGAACCTGTTTGTTATTTAATAGGCATCTTTACCGCTACATCAAATTATAATAGTTTATATAAAAAAGAGGAGATTTAATATGGTTGCTACAAACATACCGCCCCGAAGGGAACAAGGCTCTGGCCCTCCTAAAGAATATAACATGACAATAGATATGGCGCAAGCATATAAAAAGTACGCCCAGTTAACTCAGCAAGAAAAAGAGCTTGTTAGAAAATTTATGAATAGCTCTATCAGACAGGTTATTAGAAAAATATTTGGTAATCATATTGATATTATATTAGGAACTTTTATGCTTCCTAAATCACAACGTGGTAACGGGTTAGCCACGCAGCAAGGAAAACAAGTCTATACCCCCCTTGAAGTAGAATAAACCTGTAAGCTGGCTACTCATCCCCTGTATTTATACAGCTACGGTGGCCCCAGAGAAGGAGAAGTATTATGGTAGAAGAAGTACAAAGTCAAGAAGTACCTAAGAAAGCTTTCATTGAAAAACCAAGTTCTAATCAAGAAAGAATTGAAAAAGAAGAAGAGGAACTAAAAGAATTATTTTCTCAGCAAAATGAGCCAGAGGAGCAGCAGGAAGAAGATGCTGAAGAGGCTCCTAAATCTGCTGAAGAGAAAACATTTAAAAAACGATATGGTGATTTACGTAGGCATACGCAAAAACAAACAGATGAATTGC